ACGCAAGTTCAGGGATTTTCACCGACCAGCCAAATTATCCAGAATTAGGAGACCAAAATGGTTAGAGAAGCATTAGAAGCATGGCTAAATAAGTTAGAACTATCACTAGATCAAAAGATACTTTCTGAAATTGCACTTGCTTTGGCAACTGACTTTGATACGAAAGCAAATACGTCTACAGCTGCGGAACTTCGGAAGACTTACCTAGAACTGAAACGCTCTATTGGTGATACTGACTCTGTTGATCCATTAGACGCTCTTCTAAAACGGTGAGCAAGCTAGAAAACGGTGTTAGGCTTCCGGCTATTTACACTAGAGCGCTTTCTAGGCATTATTCGAGTGACGGACCTAAACTTATCGAGTTAGTAAGACTGGCTTGGGTCACTCCAGAGCAACCGGAAGGCTTAGAGCTTGACGACTGGCAGAAGTGGCTTCTTACTCGCATGTTGGAACGCTACCCAGAGAACCACGCACTTTATCCGGGGCAACTTCGTTATCGTCAAATAGTAGTATCCATGGGACGTCAAAATGGAAAAAGTTTATTAGGGGCCATTCTCGGCATTTATGGTCTTCTTCTTCACCAACAAGGGGCTAACGTAATTTCTTTGGCTTCTTCTGTAGATCAAGCCCGAATTATTTATAGTCGAGTTCTGTTTACTATTCAGTCCAACGAATATCTAAAGAAACGTTTTAAGAGAGCAACCGAGCAACGTGGTATTACTACTTTGGACGGTTCTGGACGTTATGACGTGAAAGCGGCTAAAGAAGCAGCTCTACAGGGAATTCCAATCTCTATTTGTCTGGCAGACGAGCTTCATATTCTAAAAAAGGGTATGTGGAGCGCAGCGGTGTTAGGTACTGCCCAACGTAAAGACGGTATGGTAATCGGCATTACTACAGCTGGGGACCAGTCTTCGGAAACTTTGTTAGATCTCTATAGGTTGGGTACTGCAGCTGCGCAAGGGGATAAAGACTTAGAGCGTTTCGGTTTCTTCTGTTGGCAAGCCCCCGAAGGTTCCCAAGTGGACGACCCGCATGCTCTAAAATGCGCTAATCCCAGTATTGACGCTAAACGTTTAGATCTAAATACTGTTCTTTCGGACATTAGAAGTATTCCCGAGCATGAAGCCAGAAGATACCGTCTAAACCAGTTCATAGCTGGGACTTCCCAGTCATGGTTAGCGTCGGACTTATTTGCTAATGCTTCTGGTGACGGTATAACCAAAATGGAGAATATTATTCTTTCGGTGGATAGAACTAAGAACTGGGAATACGCTACTATCGCAGCGGCACGTAAAGCAGAAGACGGAACTTATGAGACCGAGTTAGTCGCTGGTTTCGCTGGTGCTACTGAACAGGTTATTTACAATAAACTTAGAGAACTCTGGGTCCGGGGGAATATAACCGCAATAGTTATTGACGATAGACAAATGCCTAGCCTAGTGAAACGTCTAAAGTTGGAAGGTTTACCAGTCTGGGCTTTATGGGTGAAAGAAATTTCTTCGGCTTCTTCTACTGTCTACGCTATGTTTGCTTCTGGTATTGTAAAACACCGCAACGATCCATTACTGCGACTCCAATCTCCTAAAGGTATTGGTAAATACTCTGGAGAGTCATGGTTTATTAGTCGTAAAGAGTCCTTGGGTGACATAGACGCACTTATGGCTACGGTTATGGGGTTGTATGTTGCTTCGACACGCCAAGAATACGAAACGCAGGTATTTTGACAATATAGAAAACGTGCTATACGTTTCTAGTCAATGGCGACCTTATGGCAACGCATTACAGGCAGAGATATCGAGACACGTTCGGTAACTCCAACTTTCCCTACCCGTTCGGACTGGTCTGTAGGTGAGAACCAAGCTCTATCTCTAACAGCGGTTTATAGGTCTATACAGATTATCGCTACACCTATTTCTAAAATGCCTATGCAGAGTTTTCGCTATGCGACCGGTATCGAAGTTCCAGTAGAGAACCCAGTCCTAGTAAACAAGCCTAATTACAGCGACTCTAAGCGTGACTTTATCTTCCAGAGCGTAGTATCTCTAGCTTTAGACGGTAATGCTTTCTGGCTAAAGAACTATGGATCTAATGGGCAGATAAATAACCTAACTCTTATTCCGGCTAACGCTGTAACCATAAGACTCGACGAAAATGGGCAGAAGTTTTATGATTACCAGTTATCTACTGGAACTAAATTAGTTACCACCCAGACCGATATCCAACACCTAAAACTCTTTAGCCGAGCTGGTTATCTACGTGGTTTAGGTCCTATTGACGCTTGTAATAAAGATATTGCAGCTGCTTTAGATCTTCGTAATTTCGCTGCTAACTGGTTCGGTCAAGCCGGTATCCCAACTGGAATTCTAAAAACGGACAAGCCAATTTCGAGCGAAGACGCTTCGGACATTACTGAACGTTGGCATGCTAAACAATCAGAACGTAAAGTAGCAGTTCTTGGTCAAGGTTTCGAGTGGCAGACTGTACAGCTAAATCCACGTGACGCTATGTTCACCGACGTACAGCAACAGCAAGTACAAGCTATAGCCCGCCTATTTGGTGTTCCAGCAAGATTACTTCTAACAGGTGTAGACGGTTCTAGCGACACTTACAGCAATCTCCAAGATGAGTCCCAGACTTTCTACCGCCATACAATCATGGCTTATACCGACGCTATAGCAGACGCTCTAAGTGAGTGCCTACCTAGGGGAACTCGTACAGAATTTAACTTCGAAGGTCTATTTAAGGCTGACATGGCTCAACGTTTTACTATGTGGGAAACAGCAATCAGGGCAGGGTTCATTACTGTCGAAGAAGTACGAGTAAAGGAAGGTCTACAATGACCGAAATGGAAGTAAGAAGTTTCGAAGTTCGCTTAGATCCAGAGACTAGAGAAGTATCAGGTATTGCGGTACCTTATGGACAGACTGCCGATATTGGCACTTACAGAGAGCAATTTGCTCCGGGAGCCATTAGATCCGTAGAAGACGTAAAACTATTCTGGCAACACTCGGAGCCTATTGGCAAAATTCTCGAAGGTAGAGATACTGCTGCAGGTTTCGAAATTAGAGCCAAGATAAGTGACACCCCTAGGGGCAACGAAGCGTACACCTTGTTAAAAGACAACGTGATAAACAAATTCTCCGTAGGCTTTATGCCTTTAGAGCAGACCAGAGACGGAGATCTAGTTACTAGAACTTTAGTTTCACTTAAGGAAATTTCCTTGGTCTCCTTCCCCGCATTTTCTGGGGCTTCTGTATCAGAAGTTCGAGAAGAACAACCCGTAAGCGACGTGCCTACGGACATAACCCAAACAAAGGAAAATAACATGGATAACTCTATGGAATTGGACGTCCGAGCAGTACAAGACGAAGTAGCGGAAATCCGCAGAGAACTAGACTTGGTGAAGACTCCAACAATCATTACCCCAGCCTTCGAACAGAAGTTCCGTTCACAAGGTGAATACGCTAAGGCACTCGTAACAGGTGACAGCGACGCTATCGACCTATACAGAGCTGCTACTTCTTCAGACGTGGCTCTCCGTCCGGCTTTCGTTGGTTTCGTAAACAGCCTAATCAACTCTGGTCGTCCAACTCTGTCTGCTTTCAGCCAGAACGCACTTCCAGCAACAGGTCTAACCGTAGAATATGCGAAGATCAACACCAACACCGTAGCCGTAGGTAAGCAGTCTGCAGAAAACGCAGCTGTATCTACTGGAGACATTTCTCTATCAACTGTTTCTGTTTCTGTAAACACCTATGGCGGTTACGTCAAGTTGTCTAAGCAAGCAGTAGAGCGTTCAACCGTAAACTACCTAGACGTTGCTTTCCAAGCTATGTCTTTGGCTTACGCTAAGAAAATGAACACCGAATTTATTGCTGTTCTTGCTGCTCTAACATGGACTGGCGATAAGACTGTGGACGCTTCTGGTCTAACTGCTGCTACTGTTGGCGGTGCTATTGCTGACGCTTCTGCATACATTTACACAAACACCGGACTCTCTCCAGAGTTCATCGTCGCTGGTGTAACTGCTTACAAGCGTCTAGTATCTATTGTTGATACTGCTGGTCGTCCAGTAGTTCTTCAGACTGGTATGGGAGATAACAATATCGGTTCTGCTGATATCGTTGGTCTACGTGGCTCAATCTATGGTTTACCAATTATCGTAGATCCAGCTCTATCGGCTAAGACTGCTTATATTGCTAACTCTCTAGCTTTGACTACTTACGAGTCTGCTGGTAACCCAACCCGTCTATCTGTCTCTGACGTTACAACTCTTAGCGACTTCTACTCTGTATACGGTTACGCTGCTTTCGCAGTTCCGTTCGAGGGTGCAATCGTAAAGATCAACACCGGAGCATAATAGCCCATGGCTGTAACGGTGGAGCAATTTAGGAGTTATGTAGGTACTAAAGAAGTATCTACGTTCGTGGACGGGTGTGTAGCTTCGGCTAACCAATTCGTATCCAAGTTCGTAGGTTCTGCCAGAGTTCCTAGCGACGTATTGGACCAAGCGGTCCTAAGTTGCGCTTCTGAATTGTTCCACCGACGTCAAGCCCCTAATGGTGTAGCCCAATTTGCGGATCTAGGTACGACTGTTCGTATCGCTAAAGACCCTATGACTGCCGCTTACCAAATGCTTCTACCGTTTGTAGGTCCCGGACTATGACCAACGAAATAACCACAAGTAAAGCAGAACTACAACTAGATCTACAAAATGCAGGTTTAGAAATTCTGGACTATGTTCCCGAGCGTGTAGTTCCGCCTATTGTGATTATTACCGCTGGTTCTCCGTATCTGGTCCCTGAAACGGTTGGAAATGAATATCGTTTAGGTCTAACGCTGACTCTCGTTTCTGGTACTGCTACTAACGAACAGGCTACCGAAGACTTAGACGCTCTTATAGCTACAACGGTTTCCGCACTTGGAAACTTAGGCTACGTTGCTTTACGTCAGGTAAACCCAAGTTACAGACTTGCGGCTAACTCTGGCGAATACTTCGCAGCCGACTTAAACCTAGATCTATCTATCACTCTTTAAGGAGAAAAAAATGGCAGTTAGCCAACGCATTACCGCTAAGAATATCGTATTTAAAATCGGAGTTACTGATTACGCATGCGACGTCAACGCTCTTAGTTTGACACTAAACGACGCCCCGGGTGACGTTATGACGTTTTGTGAAGTCAGAACCGGCGGAATTTGGAACCTACAGCTCGACGGAATTGCTTCTGGAGACGCTGCAAGTCTTTACCAAATCCTATGGGCTAACTTCGGTACAGAAGTAGCGTTTACTATTGCTCCGCATGGTAACGCAACTGCTACCGCTTCACAGCCACACTACACAGGTACCGCAGTCTTTGATCAGGTGCCACCGCTTGACCTAAGTTCTGGCGAAGTTGTGAAGTTCTCGGTTACTCTTTCTGTAAAGAACTCTACTCACAGCCCAAGTTCTACTCCACCGGTTTACTACGGTGTTACCAAGAAGACTTCTGCTTAGTCCTAATGGCTTACACCGAGTCTGGTATTTATGTAACTGGACTTAACGAAATGGTTGCCGGTCTTAAGGCTATGGGTGCGGAGAAAGAACTTCTTGCCCTTAACCTTAAGGTCGGTAATATCGTTGCAGATGAAGCTCGAAAGTTAGTTCCAACTAGGACTACTCAACTGCAGGGATCTATTAAGTCTATGAAGACCCTAAAGGGTGTAGTTGTTGTTGCTGGTAAAGACCCTTATATCCCGTACGCTAACGCTATTAACTGGGGTTGGTTCTATGACCGCAAGAACTTTATTTACAAGAACATAAAGCCAGTCCAGTTTATGAATAAAGCAGCTAGGCGTAAACGTGAACAGATAGTCCAGTTCTATATCGAAGACTTATTGGCTATCTACAATAAATACTCTAAGACTGCTAGTAACATGAGTACGAGAGACTACTTACCTAGTAGTTCCGACTATACGACAAGGAAATCATGACCGAGCAAGCCAAATTCGACTTCGAAAGCCTAACGCTGACAGAAGTAGAGACAATCGAACTAATTACAGGTTCTTCTATCGACCAACTTATGGACGCTGGACAACCTAAAGGTAAAGCCCTAAAAGCAATTATCTTCGTAATAAAGAAACGTAAAGACCCTAACTACACCTTGGAGCAAGCTGGAAGTATTCCGCTACGTGAAGCCCAAGAAGCGTTCTTAGGTTCTGACGACCCAAAAGAGTAATAGCAGACTTACAGGCTGAAAGAGTAGCGTTTATGGTGGTGTACGCAGGTTTATCACTTACGGAAACTAGATCTATGACGCTTAGAGAGTTTGTTGCTGTAAGTTCTGCCCTACAAAAGAAAGCGCAATCATGAGCCAACTAAAACTTACGGTTATAGCTGACCCGTCCAAGTTTCGGGCTGGTATGTCTACTATCCAAAAGGACTTACGTGGACTACAGAGAACCGCTAATAGTGTAGGTAAGAGCATGAATAAGGCTCTAAGCGCTGTTGGTTTAGCTGCTGGTATTGGTGCGCTGGTTGGGGTTCTAAAGAATTCTGCTAAGGCTGCTTCGGAAGATATTAAGAGTCAAGCTCTTTTAGCGAACGCTCTCAAAAATACTATTGGGGCAACTGAAGGTACTATTTTATCCGCAGAAGCCTATATAAAAGCCACCCAACTTTCCGCCAGCGTCCTCGACGACGAACTCCGTCCGGCTTTAGCTACTGCTGTACAGGCAACAGGATCTCTTTCAGGTGGTCAAAGACTTCTCGACGCTGCCCTAAATCTAAGTGCCGCTAAATCTAAGGACCTTGGAACTGTTACGAGTGCTTTATCCAAAGCATATGACGGTAATCTGGGAGCGCTAAAGAAGTTAGTTCCGGGTCTGAAACTTACTGACGACGTTATCGGGGACGTAGAAAGGGGCTTTGCTGGGGCTGCCGAGACTGCTGCTAAGAACGACCCGTATAAAAGTATAAGTATTATCTTTGCGGATCTACAGGAAACTATAGGTATGACGCTTCTTCCAGCGTTGGAAACTTTCTCGGAATATCTGGCTAGTCCAAAGGGTCAAGACAATCTTCAGACAATCGCAGACTTATTTGGTGAAATTGGTCTTCTTATCTCTAACGCAACTTCTTTTATCTTCGAAAATATAGACGCTGTATTAGGTGTAATAGCTGTAGTGGCAACTCTAAAAGGGGCTTGGGTTCTTTTAACTGGAGCAGTAAAAGCCTACGAATTTGCGGTAAAGGTTGCCAAACTAGAAACTAAACTATTACGAACTGCTCTAATAACTACCGGTATCGGTGCTTTAGTTGTAGCGGTAGGCTTCCTAGCCGAAGCATGGATCAACTCTACTCAAAGCGTAGACGATTATGCTCAAGCGCAACGAGACTTAGAAGAGCAGCAATTCCAAGAACCAACCGTCCCCTTTGGTCCGGGCTTAGGTCCTAACGGTGAACCTTATCTTGCTTTAGGTTATGCCACGTATGAAGAATACGCAGCAGCCCAAGACGCAGCAGCGGCAGCAATAGCGAAAGCAGCAGCAGATAAGAAAAAAGCAGCAGAAGAAGCTGCTAAAAAACTTAGAGACGCATTAGATACACAAATGAAAAAAGTTAAATCTGTCGCTGAAAGTTTTAGAGATAGTGTCGGTCTTGCTTTTGGAACCTTTGGTAATGACGAAAATTCTGTTTTTAGTATTGACGTCGTTATCGCTAAAATGAGAAGGGTTGCTACCGCAGCTAAAGGTTTTGCCGAAAACATAAAGAAACTTGCATCTAAGAAAGTTCCGCAAGCAGTTATAGATCAGTTAGTAGCTATGGGTCCAGCCCAAGGTAATATCGTTGCTAAAGGGTTGCTGTCTTCTGGGACTAAACTTTCTACTTTCTTAGGTCTCCAAGATACTCTCTATACTGGCGGTGCTTCTGTTGCTGTAGCCCAAGGCATGACCCCTAACGCTAGTTATGAGATAAACATAAATAAAGCGGTTATTACAGCTTCGGACATTATCAAAGAAATCCGTATTTACGAGAAGAAGACCGGCAGAAAGTATCTTGTAAACTAATGGCTTTCGACATAAAGACGGACCTTAGAGTCCAATACGAATACCCTTCTGGCACTTGGAACTCTATACAAAATTTCGTTTACGAAGTGGATATAGATAGGGGTATCGTTGTAGAAAGCGGTGTCTTTGCTAGACCTGACGTTAGTACTGCTACGGTAAGGCTTTCTAAAAGCGCTTTAACTGATTTGCTTTCATATCCACTTTATCAAAGTAACCAGAACTTCCGTATCCAGTATCTACAATCTTCCACTTGGGTAACTATCTTTATTGGACTTATCCAAAACGTATCTATGAGATACGTCACCGAAACTAAGAAACTAGATATAACCATTACTGCTAATGACCTTATGAAAGTTCTTCTAAATACTCGGCTAACCAACTATGTCGTAGACGGAACTACTACTGCTAGAAGTTTTAAGAACGTTATGGCAAGTCTTAGTTCTGCGGTAAACGCTATCGACTCAAGGGTATCTATTTCGCAGTTTCTTTCTGGAGCTTCTGGGACAACGCAATCTAGCAACGGTTGGGACGAAATCATAGCTGGAGAACTTCTAAACCAATTTTTAGACGCAGAGCTGGGTTGGTGTTGGTCTAACCGTTTTACAAGCGTTTTACAATACGCAACTAGATCAGACATAAATAGTTTACAAAATGAAACATGGTCTAGCGGTAATCTAACTATTAGCAACGTTCACTCCACTAGCTCTAACCATGTCTGCATGGACGCTATGGATCTAAGTTACGACTCGGACTCAATCGTAAATAAAGTAAAAGTAACTAGAAGCTTAACTGGCGTATCTGTAGTTTCTACTAATACTTCTTCTGTTTCCGCTTATGGTCCACAAGCTGGAGATTTCGAAGTAGAGTTCGACAATACTGGATTATCTGGGCTTGGGGCTTGGGCTTCTACTGTCTCGGACGCTGCTTCCCCTAAGTCGATAAAGTCGATTAGCGCTCCGGCTATTCGTAGAGACGGGGAAATAAGTGGTATTGCTAACGTAGATATATGCCAGAACATACAAGTAGAATTCGCTGCTACAGGCTATACGACACTCCACGAAATTTACCTAATTACACGTATAGGACATACCATTAGTGCCAACCATTGGGAAATAAACCTAGGACTATGGAAGGGGATCTAATGGACCAAAATAACTGGCTTTGGATACTCTCTGGCGTGGTCGGGGGTTCTGGGTTTACTGGCTTTCTAAAGTATCTTTCTACTAGACGTACGCAATCTATCTCAATGGAAGAGCGTCTAAGGGCTGAAATGTTCTCGCAGATAGATAAACTAAAAGTAGAAATAAACGAACTAAAAGCAGACTTAGAGAACTGGCGAGAGAAGTATCTAAGCCTACATAAAGAACACGTAAAACTTAAATCCGAATTCGACAAACTAACAAAGGATAAATAAATGGCTAACGATACCCCAGAAGTAATTACTAACTGGATACCAGCTGCACACGATCACGGAGCCACTCCAGTAGTGGACGAAACTCCAGTTATCGAAGAAGTTGTAGTAGAAGAAGAAATCTCCGAGTAAATGGCTGAAACTTTCTCTGTTACGGACGGGCAGTTTGACTTAGAAATCTTGGCAGGTTCTACCTTCCCTAGTGTTTCTGGTCCCTGTTCTTTCTATCCAACTGACTCCGACGGGGTTGCTTTTCCCTTGACTGGCTGGACTGCCAAACTACAGGTAAAAGAGAACCCTTCGACTACAGCAATTATTGACATAGTACCTACTGTTTCTTCTGCCGATAATTCTGTATCTTTCTCACTCACCCCAGCGCAGACCGCAACTCTGACTAAAACTAACTATGTCTGGGCTTTAGAGCTAACACAAACTTCCACTAGCAAGGTACTCACTTTGGCACGTGGACAAGTAGAAGTTACCCCAGAAATCGTAAAGTAAAGCCATGATCGTAAACGTCGTAATACCTAGCAACCCAGCCGTAAAAGTTGTAGTCCCGGACTCTATCTACGCTAGGGTTTATTTCGCACGTGGAGAACAAGGTCCCCAAGGTATCCAAGGTATTCAGGGTATTCAGGGTATTCAGGGTCCTACGGGTACTACGGGTGCTACTGGCTCTACTGGTCCTACTGGTTTAACTGGTTCTGCTGGTCCACAGGGTCCACAAGGTATTCAGGGTACAGCTGGGGCTACTGGTTCTACTGGGGCTACTGGAGCTACTGGACCGCAAGGTCCGCAAGGTGTAAAAGGTGATACTGGGGCTACAGGTGCTTCGGGTGGTTCGAGTTCGCATTATCATTACAAGACAA